ATGGCTGGGGTTTTACCGCGCCGCAAAAACAACTTAAATGGAAAACCAAGAAGAAAAAGAAACATCAATAAAGTATTTTTACGATAAGGTATTGGACGCCTCCGAGTTTTACGAATCAGAATACCAAGCCATTCTTGATGCTTTGAATGAGGCAAAGAAAATGTATGATGAGGAAATTGCCAAGGCTTTTGAAAAAGGCTACATAGAAGGCGTTAATTACACCGATGGATTAATAAGCGATGAAAGATTCCCATTTTAAAAACAAACAATTATGCTACTACCAAAAAAATACATATCTGTATCTCAAATAAATCTTTGGTACTCAAACCGCCAAAAGTATATTAATCGTTACTTTTTAAACCTCCCCGAAGAATCATCCATTTACATGGACTTTGGCAAACGCTTTGCCGAGGACACGGAAGCGTTTATCAAAAACGGTATAATCATGGAAACCTTCCCAGATTTTTACATTGATAAGATTCAAAGCTTCAAAGGTTGCGAGGCTGAGAAGCCAATAAGCCTTTCCATTAATGACATTCAAGTAGTTGGTTTTATTGACGCGTGGGACGTGGCAAATAATCGGGTAATTGATTTTAAAACCTCAGGCAGACCTTGGACAATGGACACGTTAAAAGATAGCCTTCAGATGAAAGTTTACGCGCTGGCAATGTTTGTCAACGGCGAAACAATCCCTGAAAGTCAAATCAACTGGCTTGGGACAAAGAGAACCAAAAACGGTTTATCTTTCACGGGTGAAAGTCATGAACTTAGACATACCTTTGAAATGGAAGAACTGCTCAAAGCTATTGTTTTGATTGAGCAAACTTGCAAAGAGATTAGCAATGTTTACAAAGATTTTTTAAACGCAAACTAAACAACCATGACCGAAGAACAAAAAGAAAAAAGGCGGGAATATATGAGGAATTATTACAAAAATCTTTCCCGCTACCAAAAGGAAAAACGACGATTAAAGAATCTGGAAAACAAAAAACAGAAATACCACGACAAGACGCCTGAGGAAAAGGCAAAACGAAAAGAGGAAAACCGCCGCAGTTATTTAAAAAACATCGATAGAATCAAGGCATACGCTAAAGCCTATCGCCAAAAACAAAAAGAAAAAAATGATATCAATCGAGGAAAGAAAGGCGAAAATGGCTGAGTATTACAAAAACTTGAACCCTCATGTAAAGGAAATATTTTTAGAAAAATCAAGGCAAAATTCTAAGAAAAGAAGGCAGAATTTAACCAAAAAACAAAAAGAACTTTTAAAAAAATATTTCCGAAATTATGCCAAAAAGAATATTGAGCGTTTAAAAGTTTATCGGAAAAATTATTACCAACAAAAAAAAGAAAAACAATGCTTACAGAAAGAGAAAGAGAAAAATTAATTAAGGACGCCGTCAGTATCTTTGTAGTCTTAGCAGGATGTTTAACACTGGCTATTGCACTTTTACATATTACTGACTTGATAAAAAAATGGTACTCATGAAATACGAAATCAAATGGAAGAGCGGAAGGATTATAACCGACGCCGCAAGCGTGGAGGAAGCGATTAAAAAGTTTAAAGAACTGGGCATTGACGTGCCTGAGAAAGAAATAAGTATTGCTTCATTTCAATAACATTTAGGTTGATTTTATCCCGTATCTTATTGCTACGGGATTTTTTTTAAAAATAATGTTGTAAATATTTTTATATGTAAATAATTTAAATTAAATTTACATATTGAAATAACAAAAACAACCAAAATGATTACTTTAACCACTTCACTAAGAGAAACAATAAAGGCTCAAGATATTATTAGAGACCTTAACATTGCCCGTATTTTTGATATTCAAGAAGAACAAGTTGCTTCAAACTGTTGGACATTTACCACGTTTGAGGAAGACACGGAAGACATTTGTCTTGATATTGAAAATATGTTATCTAAGTCAGGTTTAGTAGAATTTGAAATTTCTTTTAACAATTAAAAAACAACTAAAAATGAAAAACGAATTTGTAATCTGGGGCATAGCGCCAAACACAACTGAAGAAGATATTCTTTTTACCAAAGCGGAATCAATGGAAGAAGCAAAGCGGGTGATTGACATTTTAACTACTCAGCATAATTGTAAAGAATGCAGAATCCAAGTAATTGACTTTACAAAAGGAATTGATTTTTTATCAATAATTAACAACTAAAAAACAAAACAAATGGAAACCACACTTTATGCCGTTATGTATTTTGGCAATGCCAAGAGATACCAAGATTTAAATTACGAAATCGAAGCCTTTACCAAGCGTGAAGCCGTTGAGAAATTCTACGAAAAAATGCGAGGCGAGGATTATTTCCCTGAGGACGAATTTGTTTACGGTGGACTTATTCGCGATTGTGACGGCAACGTAATTGCCGAAGCGGGTAGCGAAAGCATTGAGTATGACGGTGGATATTTTTACGCTGAACCAGTAATCCAATAACCATGAAAGAACCAGTAATTGAAACATACGTTCCACAAAATAAGCGGTTACCATATCAGGTAGCCGCTGGAATCGGAATAGCTTTTGTTATCGGGTTGATTTATTCCCCGATTAATACCCAGTACAATTATACCTCATTCGTGCCAATTATTGAGCGCGACACGGTTTACGTTCACAAAATTACGTCCCTGACGTTTCTCGCAAAGGTTGAGGACAAAGAGATAGACGAAAGCGCCTACGGGTCACGGTCATACGGTTACGAGGTGCGCAAGTTATCAGGTTTACAACTTAGGCAAACATTAGAAGGTAGAGGTTTTCGAAACCTTGCAAAAGTTGACAGGGCGAAGCTTCGTCGCATATACCTTGCTTATTGTTATGAGTCAATGTTAATGAACGTCCACGTTTTAACCGACTTTCCTATTTCAATGATTTATTCCTTTTTCATCATCGAGGCAACCAGTCAGGGAATTGAAACAGAACTTTGGCGCAAGCACGCAAACGCTGGAGGGGTTAAGGCTTTGAAAGGAAAACAATCGGTAACCTACAAGACCCGTGAGGTCATCAGGGGAAAAGATAAATACATTAAGGCAAAGTTTATGAAAGCCGAAACAACGGAAGAAGGTATGAACCTTTGGGCTGGTGTTTTGAACTCTGGAAGATACGCCGCCTGTAAAAAGGCAAATTACAAAATCAAAGGGATTAAGTTATACGAATCAATCTGTAAATGTGTTTATAAATCTGGGTATCACACCGACACCGATTACAAATTCCGTGCTTCATTAATGGCCGAATACTGGCAAATCAAACGGGATAACTTTCCTACGAAGAAAGAATACAATGTTTTTTAAATTATTTTTTATTTATTTGTGTAAATATTTTTTTGTTTAAATAATTTAAATTAAATTTACGAACCGAAAGGGACAAAGGATTTTTCACCACTTAAAAAACAAAACATCATGACAACTTTACAGGAATTAAACACATGGAAAGAACAAGCATTAGCGCCGCATTACGAAGCACAATCAGACCGCGCAAATAGGTATTATGATTGTCAAGACGATACCATAATGAATGGCGCGTCTTGGAATGTTACACAAGACCAAATAAATTCGATAAGGTATAAGGCTGACCTTATGGAAGAGCAAATTCTAAATGGTTGCGTAACGCTCAATTTCATGCAATCTAAATTGTATGATTTAGATGGAAATCTTATTGATGCCAAACTTGTAAGCACTCAATTTGGTCAAGCTTATGTTACAAATAACGGCATTTTTATTGGTTGTGCTAAAAAACAATCTACTTTCAATAAAAAGGGTTATATGGTCAAAACCTTTGATATAACGCTTAAATGTCAATATAGCGGTAAAGAAAAGTATGATTACAAATGTATATACAAATGGCGTCCAAGTTTTGATTCAATAGTTGAAACGGCTATTGAAGTTCCGTTTGACGGAAATCATGAACAGGGTATTTATTGGATTTAATTTAATTATATTCACAGGGCAGTCCCCCAGCTGCCCGCCTTTTTTCACCACTTAAAAAACAAAACAAATGGAAAAGAATTTCACCAACACCCAGTTTAAATGGACTTTTGAAAGCATTAGCGACAACATTCCAACGATTATGCTTTTGACAATCGTCCTTACCTACGGCATCAATGCCTATTTGACCGCCATCTTTTTACCGATTAACTTTTGGGTTGCAATCACCGCGTCAACCATTTTACAACTTGGACGCTTTGCAGTCGTTTTCATGGACTTTTTAAACCCTACCAAAGGTAGAAGCCCTTTCCCACCTAAAATAGCCTTAGGCGCAACGGTAATAGCCTTAATCGAAGTTTTCTTCGGGTTAATGGAAAAGTATTCTGGAGCGGAATTTATAACCATGTTCTTTTTCGTGGGAACAATCGTATGTTTTGGATACCTTTTGGAAATAAATTTTGTCAACAAAGGGGTTGAAGCATACGGTTTAGTTGAGCCAAAAGTTATTAAAAGAAGGAAAAGAAGGGTCGTTGTAAAAAAAGTCACGGAAGATGCACCAAAAGAAAGTAAAGGATATGTAACTTCGTTTCAAACGATAACACTTTGAGAACATACATTGGGGTTGACCCAGCGATTAGAATAAACGGAATGGCAGCTTGTATCATTCAAGGCAAAGAGGTAAAATTCACGAAATATAAAAGGTTCGTGGATTTTATCCTTGATGTTCCAAAGTGGGTACAATACGAAAACCCTGTTGTACTGGTGGAAGATTCCAGCCTACAAAATGTAACTTTCAACTCATCCATTAACCGCGCTATCCTTTCCCGTATGTCCCGAAACGTGGGCATGAATCAAGGTGCTTCCCGTATTGCCTATGAATGGATTAAGGAAAATGGTTACGAGGGTTACAACATAAGCCCTGAGCAAAAGGGGAAGAAATGGGGAAAAGAAATATTTTTAAAAATCTTCCAAAGCGAAGGTTACAAATTTGAACCAAATTTTAAAACCGCCAAAATAAGTCAGGACGAAATCGATTGTTTTACCCTTGCTTTACAGGCTAAAAATTACCAAAAACATGAAAAGAAATAGTGAATTAATCGACGGCATCGAAATTAGCACTTGGAAGGAAATTGAAAGGATTGCTAAAACTTACCCGAAACCGATTAGATTTTCAGACGGTTTGAATAGTAAAATAGCCTTATTAAAATTTTATCTTGAGCCATTACTTCCAAACGGGAAGCCGCCTATTGAGTCAATGGACAAAGGACGAATGTTAACTATTGCTTATCGGTTGTATAAAAGCACGGACGGGGACACCGTCACAAATTTATCTTTGAAAATTATAAATCAAATTATAAATTAAGAAATTGATTACGTTTGTTTATGTTAATTAGTTTAGGAGTGGTGAATTAGAGGGTTGGCAGTTGCGTCAACCCTTTCCATTTTAAAATGTAACCCCTTGAGTCTTTGCGTAATCAACCACCGCGCGTGCATGACAAAGAGCCAATGTGTCTTGGAATGCTGGGTCGAACATCATGACGGCATCTTTGTAATTGGTAAAGAAACCGTTTTCAGATAACACGGCTGGCATACTGGTTTGACTCAGGACAAAGAAATTAGCCTCCTTATCAGGGTCATTGTCAATCGTATCCATTCTATAAACCCATTTTGGGAATGCCTCTTTGACTTCATCAAAAAGGAACGTGGCGTAAATATCAGCCTTTGTTTGCCCGATTGATGTGAACACTTCAAAGCCCCTTGCCGTTGGTGTTGCCGCGTTGCCGTGTATACTCAGGAACAACGAAGCCTCATAGTTCTGCGCGTTCATGTTTGCCTTTGCTACGCGCTTGGCAAGGCTAACATCAATCACAGGGTCGTAAACATTGATAACCGACAATCCCCAGTCCTTTAAATACTGCTCAATCTTTGCCGCGACTTCCCTGTTAAACACGCCTTCAAAGAACCAGCCGTAACCGTGGAACATTGAGTTGTTATGCTGGAAGCACTTTGATGGGTAGGTTGTGTAATTAAACGGTAACTTTTTCTTTGCATCGATGCCGCCGTGACCAGCATCAAGGAAAACACAAAATTTATTTGCTTTCATATTTTATATTTTTAAGGGCGACGCAAATCAATGCACCGCCCTGTAAACGCATAAGGTAGCGATTCTTTTGCGCCTATAATTTAAAGCCGATAAGAGCAAAAGCTGCTGAAATAAGTCCTAGTTTGGCTGGTAACTTTACTTCAATTTCTTTACCAGCACATTCACGGCTTGTTTCTTTAATTTTGTCCCAAATGATTTGAGCAAGTTGCACATATTCACGCCATGTAAACTTAATTTTGTTGTTTTCAAGGTGTACGTTTATTTCTCCAGCTAATTGGGCAAAATTCATTGAGTAGCATTGAATGTCACCAAGTGGACTTTTAACTGTATCAGCCGATTTTAAGGCTTCTTTTAAATTAGTCTGCATATTATTTATTTTAACGATTAAAAAATCTTGTAATTAAAACGCCCAGATTTACACCCGTGATACGTTTTATATTTTCTGAAATGGAATATAACTCCACGGTTGCAATTAAAAACGCTGCCATGTATGTAATGTTGAAAGGAAGGCTAAAAGTATTTCTTGCACCTTCGAAAATAAGGATAGCACAAAAATACACTACTATTTTTTCTATTGTCCGATAAAGCCCACGGCTATTTATTTTTTGCCCTTCCTTCTTTGCCGCGAGGATTCCCGTTGCCATGTCAGCAAAAACAACAAATACCGTAAATATTAAAAATCCCTTAATAGGAATGAAGAAGGAAAATATCCATCCGCAACAAATAGCATACGTTATCTTTTCCCATCCAAGGTGCAAAAAGTTGATTAAAGTTGCTTTCATTATTCAAGTTTTATTAGTCTCACGTCTCCATCCACGGTTGCAAATTTGCCATCAGCATATTTGTACAAGTCGTATTTAACACCGTTGAAGGCAAAGGAAACTTGATTGGTAAATGTTGATAAAAGTAGGTTACTTGAAATCGTGTAAACCTTGCCATTGTCTGGATTAAAGATTAAACGCTTGTTTACATTTAATTCAATCTTACCATCTATAATTTCACCGTTAAAATTTAACTTCCAGTCACCGAGAAACTTTGCCGTGTCTCTTTGAGCCGTTGTAAAATAAACAGGCTTACCGCTTATTTGAACGTGCAAGTCATTGTAATAATTAATCCTTTGCACTGACTTAGCCTTTGTAATTATAGGCTTTGCATGAATAGCAATCGTGTTGCTTTGCCTTT